CTCTTCCGATCTCAGGAACCTCTGCGGAGGCTTCCTGCACCACCACCGGTTCCTGCGGCTTGGCAACGATCACCTCGGGCTTGGTAGAGCAGCAACTAGCCATTGCCGCGATTGCCACATATGCAAACTTTCTCATCATCGTCTCCTCACGATTGCTGCGCGTCGGCGCATGGACCTTGCTCTCTTGCGGTTGGCAGCGGCTCTCTTCTTGCGGGACTTCCTTGCTGCCTTCCTTGCTCCCTTGGAACGATGAGCCTTCTCCTTGCTGCTCATCCTCATGCAGGATTTCTTGGTCTTTCCAAGTTTCTGACCCTTCGGACACTTCAGCACGATCCTCTTCTTGCCGCCACGGATCACGATCTTTCTCTTGATCCCCTCGGCAAGCATCTTAAGTTCATCGTGCGTCAACAGGGATATGGCTTCGTCAATCGACAGATCGGAGACACCATAGACCACATAGTGGGTCTCGGTCAGAGTGGTGTTCCTGATGTCGAGGGACAACTTCATGTGATCTTCGGCTTCTTCCTGCGGAGGATCGGGAATCCACCCTGTGTTGCGGGTACGGGAGGCTGTTCGCCATTGGAGACACCAGCGAGTCCTGGTCCCGATGCTGTGTTTGCCACGCCAGCATCCTCAAGCATTGAGATGAGGATCTCGTATTTCTTTGGATCGGAAACCGCCTCCTCGTAGATTTTCTCAAACTGCGCCTCAAGCGAACTTTCTACGATCTCGGAATATCTCTTCATATCTTCCTCAGTTCCTCAAGCAGTTTATCATCCATCTCCACCGTAGCAAGGTTTGCCTCGGGAATCTCGGCAACGAGCATGTTGAGGAAATGAAGGTAGGTCTTCAGATACTTATGGTACTTCTCCTCCATTCGGAAGAAGAGTATCCTATTGGCAATCCTTGCACCGAATACATTCGTGAGGATGATGATATGGTTCAGTATGAGCCTGTTCCTCTGTCCGCTGTCCCCATCAGTCCGGTTCATCAGCCTCTTGAGGTACTTGATCCTGTCCAAGTCCTCATAGAACTCCTCAAGCGATCCGCATTGAGGATTCTCATAGTGTTCAAGAGCGAAGACCAGAAAGTCTTCATCACATATACGGGTCTCATCCATGCACTACCGCTCTATCAAGCCTTGCTCATGTATAGTTCAGCATCGATCATGTACTGACCACCTGGCATGAGGGTTCTCTTGATTTTGAGATTTCCCTTGATGTTGCCGCGTGGGAACATACGGCTATCCACATCTGCATCTCCCGAAATCGGATATGTGCTATATGGTCTGCCAAACTGATAGACATCATATGTTCCATCCTCTCCCTTGTATCCTTCCACCGACAGTCCCACTTGATGGAGATGACCAATGACATGGCGGATTGGTCGATCCCGATCCGTGAATGTCCCTTCAAGGAATCTCTTGATGAATGCATTTACCCTCTCAAGATTTTCCGGCTTCTCAAGATAGAACATATCGGCATGTTGAATCTGAGGATTGGAGTGAGTTGGATTTGCTTCCTCAAGGTATTCCTTGAGGCTCATGTTCCTATGTCTGTCGAGTGTGCTGGCTACCGTTGCAGCAAGAGTGTCTTTTCTTCCGAATGGATTCATTGGATCTCCCTTAAGTTCGTAATAGTATGTATAAAGGAAAAACGACGAGTTTCCTCGTCGTCTCCCGTGCCTAAGAGATGTCTAGTTCACTTGTTCCAGGGCAACTTGGTCTTTGCCCAGTTCCAGAGGGGTGCGCCAATGAAGGCTCCAGCGACGAATGCGACGATGAGCCAACCGATGCTACCAAAAAAGTCCTTTACTGCTTCCATGTTCGTTTCTCCTTTGGGCTGCATTGCCCATATAGATGTATGTATGTCCTGTTTTTGAGATTTCCCAAAGTGGCTCGGATGCTAAATATAAGCGGAGGTCTATGATGAATACCACTTATAGTCAGTCTTTCAATATTCCCTCGGGTGGATGGGCTGGAGAGTTCAATGCATTGATGTATTCTGGTGCCGTAAGCACCGCTTCAGGAATCACGGCAAATGTGGTTCTCTGGAGAGATGTCGCATTTGTGGGTAATACCCTCACTAACAATGCCGTCAACCAAATAACGCTCATTCCCGGTTCATTGCTCCCAATGAAGGGAAGATACATTTTCCACAATGGTGGAGCAGGAACCGTGACTGGCTTCAACTGAACAGAGTCGTAGACGGCTTTAGTTCATACCACTGCTTGTACAACTGAATCGCCTTTAGAAGCCCATCGACATAATCGATGGGTTTCTTTATGAACTCCTGTAGGACACCCGTCTCGCAAGCGGCAAGCACGACGATCTGCTCGACCTTCTTGCCAGTGATCTCCTGATACATCAGGGCATATGCGGTGGCTTGCTGAAAGTAGTTCTTGATTCCACTCTCAGTCTTCTCCTTGTTCGATCCCTTGAAGTCAACGATGGACAACTTTCCATCATAGTCGCAGATGCAGTCTGCACGACCTGCAAGACCAACGGTCTCGCTCCACATCTGCTTCTCAAGGGCATAGACATTGTCGATGTGATGCTCGACATGGTTCTTCGTCATCGTGAACAGAGAGTCGATCTCAATGTCCTCGGTCAACTCGACCTCCTCGTTCTTGAGGAGATGCTCCATCATCGAATGCAGTTTGTTCCCGCGTTCAATGACACGAATGGACTCGCGTGGATTCTTCCTGCGCCAGATGTCGAAGCCATCCTTGCCTTCGAAGCCTGTGACGGTGGTGACGGATGGAAGCCTCTTTCCCGAAGGAGTGAGATATGTTCTTCCCTCCTCTCCCTCAACGACGGAAAGCGGAGGAAGATTGAGGTCAACGGGAATGTAGTTGTATTTCTTCATCATGCAGTCGAATCTAGATCACACGGAGGCGTTGGAAAATCCTTGCTCCGCTTCGATATATCCATGCTCTGACCAGGTGTCTTTGCCTTGGTCTTCTTCACAGTATCTTTCTTTTCAGAGATCACTTCCCTGAAATACACGGCAGTCTCTCTGACAGACATACCACTATACCTCGCTTCTCGTATCAGGTCAACATAAACCTGATTAGAAACTATTGCTTGCCAAGGTATGTCCATCTTATCAGCACATCTCCGCATGAACGAATAGTCCGACTCATGGTGTTCGTTGTGGATGTTATGCTTCTTCTTGCTCATGCCAGTATTTAGTCTGTAAGAAAAACATAGGCATATTTCTTACAATAAAAACACACGCCCCATCATCGTGGGGCGTGTGCGGTAGCGAAGTTCCTTGTCGAGGTGAGTTACCTCCCCAACGCGCAGTGAATAGCGTAATCACGCTTGCACCGTACCCACGACCGACTCAGTGAGAAGACCGGGGCGAACACCAATATGTATATTTCACTCGTCGTTGGCAAGACGCTTGAAGTAGTCGAGGGCATCGTCATCATCGCTGCTCTCGGTCTTTGCCTTCACTTCCCGACCAGGTGCCTTTGCTTCCTTTGCAGGGAACTTGGGCGTGAACTTCGCCTGAGTTGTCTCTTCCTCATCTTCCGAAAGATCCATGTTCTCTGCCTTTGCCGTGGCAGAGCCATTGATGACCGACTGGAACTTCGTCTTGAGTTCAGCATGGGGCTTGAACTGATCGGGCTTGACGAAATCCTGTAGCGGATACTCCTTGCGCCACAGAGCCTCAAGTTCCTTGTCATTGCCCTCAAGCAGGGGAGCCGAAGCGGAGAACTCGGACTTGTCGTAGTTCGTGTATCCCTCGACATTGCGGATCTTCAACTTGAAGTTCGCACCCTGCCAGAAGTCGAACGGATTGACTGCATCCTCGTCCTTGTACTGCGGATTCATCTTGTCATTGATCTTGTCGAAGATCTTCTTGCCGTAGCGGAAGAGGAAGACCTTCCCGTTGTTCGCGGGATTGACGGGATCATCGATCACCATGATGTTGCTGATGTAGGACAACTTGCGCTTGCGGTCACGGGCAATGTTCTTGTCATCCTCATTGCCGCTGTTCCAGAGTTCGTTGTTTGCCTCGCAGACGGGACACTTGCCGCCGATGGTCGTGGGGCAGTTCTCAATGTACCAACCACCCTTGGATTGGAATCCGTGGCTGAAGACGCGAACCCACGGAAGGTCTTCGCTCGGGGGAGCGGGAAGGAAGCGGATCACGGCATAGCCATTTCCCGTCTTGTCAACCTCTGCCTTCCAGAAGCGGTCATCCTTGTAGGAGTTCTCTCCCCCACCCTTGGTGACCTTCTCCAGTTCCTTGGCAATCTTGCCGATGCTGCTCTTCGAACCCTTCTTGAAACTTGCGAAATCCGACATGTTGTGTTCTCCTTATGAACGATGTGTACGGAATGTACGACTGACTGAGTATACGGCGTATTGGGTCTGAGTCAAGAGAAGGGCAAAGATTTCTTTTTCGGCAAGAGATTCACATCCCTTGCCTCCTTCTCAATGTTCTCAATGATAGGCTTCGATAGGTGCTTCGCGACCATCGTGGCATCCACCGAATGCTCCTCGCAAACCTCCAAAACAGCCTCCATGTAGGAGATGCTTCGGGTCGCGACCATGCGCTCTATGAGGGTGGATATCTGCGTTGGGTTTATCATGGTGAAGACTATACCCCTATCTAGGAGGACTTCAAGGAGTATAAATACAAAGAGCGAAAGAAATCATAAGGATACCCTCAACATGGCAAATGACACGGACAACAACTTTTTGGTCACAGGCGCATCCGCAAACGCGGTGATTGCCACCGATTACTCAACTTTAGAAGGTTCCCATTTTCAGGTAACCAAGGTTGCATTCGGCAATACATCCGAATTTGTGCGAGTCACCGATTCCCGTGGTCTTCCTGTATCCGTAATTGGAACACCAACTGTAGTTGTATCAAGCGTATCGTCAAGTGTTGGTGTTGTCGGAACAGTCGGTGTCTATGGTGCGGGTCTGACTGCGGTAGGTGTCACTGCCAGCAACTTCGGCATTCGTGCATTGACTGCGGGCGATCCGACCATAGGTCTGGCACCAGGTGCGGATTTCGTCCGTATCGTCGGTTTCTCGGGTGGATATCCCGTTGCAGTCACTGGTGCCAATCTAGGCATTCGCGCACTCACCGCAGGAGATCCCACCACAGGACTTGCTCCGGGAGCAGACTTTGTTCGCATCGTAGGCTTTTCGGGTGCATATCCCGTTACGGTGTCTGGAACATCCTTCGATATTCGTGGATTGACCTATACCAAGGATAGCGTCAGCGTATTCAATACGGTGGCGGTATCGAATGGAGAAAACAGCCCTTATAGTGCGTCAAGAACAGATGTGGGATTCCAGACAAGATTGCTCCGTGCAACTACAAGTGGCAATCCAACAACCAACTCAGTTGCCCTTGGTGCAGCACTATCCACAGTTGAAGACACAGTTCGTGTGGTCGGTCTCTCGGGAGCATATCCCGTAGATTCGATGAACATGGGTCTGACGAACATCAACAACAGGACAACAAGGGTTCCCTTCCATGTCGATGACAACGGAAACCTCTATGTGAATCTTGCCTCGGGAACCATCAATGTCACCGCAGGAATATCAAGTTCCTCATTTGTCCTGACTGGTGTTTCCCTTGCAGCAGCAACCTCCTCAACACAGACCATACAGGTCAATGGATACACAGGATCGGGAGCAATCGCAATCGGAGTGACTGCAACGGATCTAGACATCAGAAATCTAGACTATAATACGGATTCAGTATTTGCAGCAACCCGTGTACTTGGCGGAACATTTGGAGATCAGGTTGGCGTTACTGGCTCCGCATGGGATGTCATGAAGCGATTCAACGATTCTATATTCTTCAATAGTGTAAAGAGTTTCAATGTAGTCAAGACTGATGATATCAATACCGCCACAATTCAAACAAGCGTGAATGGAATCGCAACCGATATCGGCACAGTAAAGAATGCAGTCAGCGGTTCCTTTGACAGCACCTTGAATGCAATGAAAGTCAGCGTTGTTTCGGTGGCACAGCCCACTGGAGCGACCTGCGGAAGGATCACGACAAGTACGGCAGTAACAAGGCTGGGAGATGCCACCCTGAAGAGCGGAGTGCATTTCAAGAGCGATCTATCCAACACAGGCACTACGATCTTTGTTGGCACGGATTCATCGGGAATAGGATATCCCCTCTACAACGGAGATCAAGTATTCCTTGAATCGGACAATCTCAACCATTTCTGGGTATCTGCTTCTGCCTCCACCAGTGCAATAGTTTATTACATAGGAACATAAATGCCCCGAAAGTTCACGAACTGGCGCGAATTCGAGAAGAGAAGAACCACGGGTTCCGGAACCACTGTCGTGGACAAGGAAGTCATACTTCTCCCCACATTCGATACATTCATCTACAATGATCCAGCCGGATTTCCGGGTGTTGATCGATGGAATTCCATTCCAAATTCAGTTCCTTCATCAGTCGATCCTCTCACCGCACTTCAGATTCCAGTGGGTCTCATCAATCCCTGGAATGATGCAAATGAACAGCCTACTGGCGGTATTCCTGCCATCCTCGTAGCCCCAAGGACTCCAACAAGGGCTGTGCTTTCATATGATCTTTCGGGCATATCTGCGGGCGTGAACATAGTGAGCGCAACCCTTAACCTTACGGTGGCTAATAGCAGCAACTGGGATGATCCAAATGCTGGAACTGGCGCGGGTGCGGGTACGGCATGATAAATCTATAGGAAAACCAAATGCCCACATACAATCATCCCATAACGATACGACTTGCTCCAACGAATATCGCGGCAAATACCAACTGGATATCTCCAAATCCAAGAATAGGAAGTTCCCTGCATGGAGATCCCGATGGGGTATTCGATTTGGCAAGCATATCCATAATCCCAACGATCATGGATAACATCAAGGGATTCTCCGATCCAGACAACAAGAACAACACCATCGGCTCAAACAACGATGCGGAGAACTTGGGAAAGTCCGGTGGCGGTGCATATATCACGGGCATTGCGAATTCAACCTTCACCGTCGCAGGAAGTGCAAATGCGGTAGTAAGCACATCCATCAGGGATCTGGTAAATTCCTACATGCGTCTGGCTAGAAACACCAGCGGTGCAACCACAATGAACCTAATCATGCATGGAAGAAACGACCGATCCATCACAACAGGTTCCTTCGATGAATTCAGCACAGTCATCAGTCCTACGCAGACTGTAGGCGCATTCGATGTCAATTTCTACAATACATCCTCGTTCGTCTCGTTCAAGAGCAGCGAGAACATCACCACAGTTCCAAAGACTGTCGGAAGCACCACTCTTTCATTCCGCAAGGGTTTCCACCACGGATTCATAAAGGCAACCCAGAGCCAGATCGCAGGAATGTCATTGACATCGAATATCGGTGGTCTTGCATACATCACCTCATTCGGAACTTTTGACTGGAACAAAGTTAGCGGTCTGTCTGCAAACGGAACTTGCAGATTCAATGAAAGAACAACACCCGTTCAGGAAGCCGCCACCGCTTCCCCTCCTCCACCAGGACAGGCAGTACAATGCAGCAACAAACAGTTGAAATTCCTGCGAGTTGAAGGAAACAATGCCATATTCAGCAATCTGACCGCTACATCGCTGTTCAACAGAACAACCACAAATGCACAGGTCATAATAGGATCGGATCCTGGATATCTGTCAACGACAGGTGCGGATGTCGTCACGACAATTCCCTATACACTTGCAACAACATCATCGCTCACGATAAGACCTCAGTATTCCGCATCGACGGGAAGCAAGAACTACCTAGGGGCTGTGTTTGCAGCATCGTCGGTGAGGTTTTTCGGTGGAACCACCAATATCGGAATAACTCCGGGATCCTACATCAGGATCAGTGGTGCGGCTACGCCCAGCAACAATGGAATCTATCAGGTTCTTTCCCTGCAGGACGGTGTTCCCGGAGATACGAATGAAGTGATAACAGGAACCACATTGTCACCATATCAGTATCTTGAACTTAGCCGCGACATCACGCCCGAGGAATCGGGAGCAAGAATAGTGGTCGAGAACATAAGTTCCTTGCCCATACTCCATGTAAAGTATAGGCAGACAATCACCACATAAAAAGCAGAACCCCTCCGTGTGAAGATCGGAGGGGTTCGCACATGTGGGTGTCAAATCCCCACTTAGTTTGTCAGATCGACTAGTTCGCAACCATCGGCACTGCAAGCCATCGTCTGCGAACTCTTGGTGGAGTCGCTCTTCTCATAGGTCTTCAACTTCGACCAATCGACATCCTTCGGCATCTTCGCAAGGAGTTCCTCGTACTGCTCTGCCGTGCATTCCTGATACGGAGCCTGACGGTACGAGTGGTCGCTGTGCGGAAGGAACGAGATGCCGCTGATCTCATCGAAGTACTTGTAGACGAATGCACCGACATCCATCCATTCATGATCCTTGACAGTGATCGTGATCGAAGGCTTGTGTTCGCACCAGTAACGCTGATATGCAAGCCAGAGTTCAAGGTGAGAGGTCGCGGAGATGTCATTGCGGGTCAATGATCCGACTGCCTTCTGCGGGAACGAGAAGACCATCGTGTGGTCTGGCTTCATCACGCAGGGTTCTGCGGGGAATCCCATGTCCATCATCATCTGGCACAATGGATCCTTGCGGTCGGCACGGACGGTACGGATGTAGTACTCGCTGTGCCGTGGGTGGATGCCCGATGCTGCATCGGTCAACTGAGAGACCGTTCCCGATGGCTTGACGCAAGTGATGGCAGCGGCGGGATTGATTCCGATGCGCGATGCCCATTCCTTGTTGGTGTCGATTGCAACCTGCTTGAGCGAAGTCAGGACATCCTTGAGTTCCGTGGTGCTACGCATCATGACATTGTCGAGGATGCCTGTGAGAGAGACTCCAAGCAGTGCCTCTTCCTTGCAGTTCTTCTCCCA